TGTTCCCCATGCTAATTATGTCTTCTTTTCTGTATAGTTTTTTTGCACCCATCATTTGTCTGCAAAATTTTCTTCTAGTTCCTGATTTATTATTCAGGAAATTATCATTTTCATAAATATATCTCACTCTAAAATAATCATATGTTTTTTTAGATATTCCATCCTGCTCCGATTTCCTTCCAGGCTTTGGACTACCTGTTGAAGCGAGTTCTATTTTCTCATTAGCCGCATCATTTAAAACTGATTCAAAATCAAAATCTTGGTGTTCTCCATCTACTACTTCTTCTTCTACTAACTCCCATTCTTCATTTATGTCTTCTCCAAATTCTTCAATAAATTTATCTAACTCAGTTTTTTCTACTTTACTAAAATCTTCTCTAACTTCTACTTCTTCATTTAATGGTGGCAATCCTAATTCTTCACGTATTTCGTCTTGCTCCATAACTGCTTTTAAGTCTTCACTTGTAAAGTCTAATGTGATAGGTTTAAGCTGAACAAAACTAATAGGCATATCCATATTATTGACTCTAAATATCTTTCTTAGAACTTTTATTATATGACCCTGGAAAGGCATACATACAGTATTTAAATAGTAATTTCCTGCTGCGTTAAGTTCATCTACATTTGAGCCTAATCCTGTGTCATTCTTAATTCCCATTAACATCGGACTCGTAACTCTATGAGCCGTTAAAATGTTTTGCACTAAAAGTTCTTGCAATGCAATAAATTGCTTATCCAAATCACTAGGTGTTATTGGTGTTATTTCTGGTGTTCTTGTTTTATCATCTGAGAAAGTTAATATGAACTTTCCTGCATTTTCGCTTCCTGTGAACTTTTCTGTTAAGCTGTTTTCTATTTGGAATCTTTCTTCTTGTGTTGGAACTCCATTTGCAAAACTAATCATATACGAACCTGAGAATCCTGAAGTGATATTGTTTAAATGAAACTCAGCTACTTTCTGATCAATGAGACTCCAATTATTTCCTGCTAAGTAGTCACAGGTGTAATAAGAGTTCATATTAGGACTATAAAGACCTGTATAAAGAATTTGATTTGCACTTGTTCTATCATTTACATTAAACGCAGGAACTCTATAAGGCTTGTGTGTTCTAGTGTTTGCCCAATCACCTGAAACATAATAGCCATTTACTTTGCCCATTGCATCAGGTCTTTCGCATCTGATTTTTTCAACTGGAATATGATATATTTCTGCAATCTCAGTTCTATCTTTAGACCATATAATATTTAACGCAAAAGCACCTTGTAATTTAAAATCAAAAGCTACTTTCTTAACAACTTCATGCAGGCTTTCATTGCTGTTTGCATTAGCCATAAATTGTTTTAGCTTAACAATAGCATCTAAATTGCGTTCATCTTCATCATCAATTACTAGGTCTTCACCTGCAATCATCTCTGAAGTTGCATTGATAATAGCTGCATTTGTTGAACTGTTATAGTAAAGGTTTATTAAAAATTGTGGATAGAGATTTCTCCAATTATCTGTTCCATATTCTATCCAATCTTTACCACGTGTCTCTTGCACTTGTGGTGCAGTTTCTGTTCCTAAGTTTATACTTAAAATTGTGTCTTTCATAGTTAATCTTCTTCAGTCCAACTAGGACTATTTAATATTTCCATAATCTCACTATATGTGTAAGTTTGTTTGCCTTCTAAAAAGTTAGGCGTTATACCTTCAAATTTAAGTAACGCTTGACTATTATCCAAAGAATACCTTAATGTATTTTCAGATGTTTCTAATACTTGATTAAAATTTACACTTGAGACTTCTTCTGCTAATATTATTACGTATTTCATTATGCGTTTGCTTTATAAGGTACATCAGTTGTATATGGTGGACTATTTTCAAGGGTTCCATTATTTCCATTTCCTGAACCATCAAAAGCTGTTGATCCTGACCCTTCATCAAATTTCCAATAACCAAGCAAACCCTCCATCCCTGCTAAGTCTAATGGTTCTTGTGTATTTGCCATTAATAATGAAGCAGATTTAACTTGATTAAAAACAGCAACTTTTGTTATTGTAGCTTTCACATAATTTCCACCTGTAGAATTATTTCCAATAGCACTTTTTGCAATATCACCTTCAAACTCAGGCAAACTTCCTGTTGTTTGTTTTAATGTTCCATCTAAATATAGTTTTATTTCATCAGCACTTGTGTCCCAAGTAAACGTTATATTATGCCATTTGCCATCATTTTCAATAGCATCTGTTGCTTTCGCATATACAGGCGACCCACCACCTTTATAATAACCTCTAACTTCATTATAATAAGTTTGATATTGTATTCTAACAAAATTGTCTGCGTCAACGTAAAACGCTATAAAAATTGAAGAACTAGTCATTGTATCGACTTTTGCCCAAAATGTTATTGTTCCCTGGTCAGAGCTAAATGAATCATTAACTCCATTAATTGTAACGCCTTCATCAGTTCCATCAAATACCAAAGAATAGATATTGAATCCTGTCTTTGTAGTTTCTAATGCGTTTCCTAATTTACGTGATAACATATTCTATGTCGTTACGCCTTCGTGATAACCTATTCCAATGCCACTAGTTAGAGTTATAGCTGTAATATTCATAAATAAACTAGTTCCTGCAGGCATGGTCGTTAGTAACGCACTTTCACCTGTTGCGTCTGCAACTGTTATTGCTGAAATAACTGAGGTAACTGGAAAGTATACACAATACCAATCTTTACTAGTTTGTGCTACTGTTGTGAATACTACTGTATCACCATTTTTTCCTAATTGCTCTGTTAAGAGTTGTTGTACGTTCTCTATCATAATTTTTCTTTTTTATTGTCCATAATATATATAATTTGTTCCATCTGGTTCTTGTCTTTGTGTGTATTGTACTTGGGCTGTTCCTGTTTTGTCAGCCATATATAGCTTACCTATTGCTACTAATCCTTGTACAACACCATGTGTAGGCGCTACTGGTAAAACATCATCTTCAGTGACTGGTGCGTTTCCTGAACTAATTGCAACTGCTCCAGTCCAACTAACCTCATAGGCTTCATATTTATAATATCCTGCAGGTATTAATTTTGTAGCACCTGTATAAACATCAGGAGTTGCGTTATAAGTAAATGTCATTTTAGTGTATCTATCATATACTAAATGAATAGTTGAATAAGCATATTGAACTGATTTATCCATGTCATTAGTAAACTTCATTAGATAACGTATTTTATCTGAACTTACTGAAGTGTCAATACGTGTATCTTCTGTACTTATGTATGCATCAAATGAAGACTCTGTGACTGCTTGTATCATACTATATAATAGAAAAAGGTCTTAAATATTTGCTTATAAAAGAAAAGAGGGCTTAAAGCCCCCTAATCAAGAAAATATATGAAAACACTAATTAGTAAAAAAAGTATCTTTATGAAGTCGTTATTGATACATTAGTAAACGCCCCATTGTCAAATGGATTAGTCGTGTAGTCTGCAACCATTGGTGCAGGGTTTGCTTCTAAACCATCAAAGGTTAAAGTATATCCATTTCTATCACCAAACGCTGCTCCACTATCAATAGTCCCTGCATTCATACTCATCCCATTTACAACACCTAGACCCATAATGACATCATGTCCATTTGCTAGTTGTGCGTTTAATTGTACAAAGACTACGACTTGTGTCTGACCTAAGAGTTTAATCTCATTTTGGTCTTCTTTAGTTAGTCTATTTAGAACCATACTTACAGTTGGCGTATAGAAAATCGTTCCATTTTCTGTGCTACCTGTTATAGTATCAGTCATAGTTGTAGATCCTCTAGGTACAGTATATCTATATAGTCCTGTTCCTGCACCCATTTCAATGTCAGTAATTTCAGAACTTGTAACTGCTATTCCTGTTCCATCTATTGGTGATGTAAATTGGTCATAAACTCCAAAGTATACGTACTTTACACCGCCACTTACTCGATTACAGTCTAATCCGCGTCCTTTAGTTAAATTTGTGCATGCCATAGTTAATTTGTTTTAAAAGTTAAAAAACAGGGGGTTTTGAAGCCCCCTATTTTATGATATTACGATTGTCTTACGATATCAGCTCCAACTCCTGTTTGAACTGCACCTGAATATCGAGCTACACATCTCAAATTATCACTCCCATCTAGAGCTGACATGTCCATTATAGTGATTCTAGGACCTGTTCCTGTTGTTCCAAAATCAGAAACTAAATCAGTCCCCCAATACATATTTGATTTTTGAGCTGCTACTAATTCATTGTCATTCATACCTGGGCAAACTGCAATTTTATATCCTTCGAATACAGGCTCATAATCACCATTCATATTGTAAGCGTTTACATATCCTAATGTGGATACTGCTGATACATACATAGCATAAGTCTTATTGTTCATATAAATATGTAAGTCTTCTTTTCCTAATATTGCAGGAACATTACCTGCCATATCAGTGGTTAAAGTTTGTAAGTTAGCTATAATGTTAGCTGCTGTATAAGCACCTGAAGCCGAAGACTGTATTACAGTTCCATCAACTCCTGGCAATAATAAACCAACTACTGCTGCTAAATATCCTGCTGCTAATTCACCATTACCATCATTTCCTTGCCATATATCAGTTTCTACTTGGTCAGCAATAATTCCACCCATATAAGAGATTACAAAATCTTCAAATGATGCTGGTGGATTACCATAAGCTCCTGACATCTCAAGGCTTTCCCAAGAATCTACTAAAGTTTTTTTGCACAAGTCAATATTGATTTGTAACGGCTTTACTTCAAGTACCTTTTCGGTCAATGTAAGTGTTCCATTTTCTGTAAAGTCGCACGTTGCGTTACGCACAAACCCTGTGTTTGCTGCTGATTGAATATTAGATTTATAACGCACATTATTTATTTGCGTTAAGTAATCTAAACTTTTCGCTTCTTTTAAAGCTGCGGCTATATAGAATCCTGCTGCCTTCCCTGCGAAATTTGATGTTACTGCTAATGCCATAATTTTTTATTTTTTAAGTTATTATTTGTTTAAGTTATACAAGAACCTTTCTTGTTTAGATAACTTGTTATATTCTTTTCTAGTTAGTGCAGGTCTGTCTGAACTAAATTTATTTGTATTAATCGGATCATCAGCAGGTTGCTCTGCTAATTCTGCTTTTAATTTTTCGTTCTCTGCTTTTAATTCTTCAACAGAAAATTCTTTTACCTCTGTTGTTTTTATTGTTTTAGGATTTGTAGAAGGTTCAGCCACATCTTCAGTCATTTCTTCAACATCACCTTTTTCACCTATTTGTTCTTTAAGATCAGATACTGCATCTTCAAGGTTTTTAATTCTTTTCTCCATTCCTTCCCAGTCATCAACTGACGCTTCATCATCATCTTCACCTCTATCTTCACCTGCTTCAACTTCTTCTTTTGGTGTTTCTTTTTCTTCTGTTTCTGATTCTATTACTTCTTCAACAATACCTTCTTCAGCAACTCTAAATGACACGCCTGTGTCTAATTTATAAGTTCCTGCAGGCAGAGGAATAGTTGTGCCGTCTTCCGTTAAAACTGAAACATCAACACCTGCTTCTAATTCTTCAGCAGTTGAAACTATAATAGTACCATCTTCTGTTTTAGCTTGAAAAGCCAACTTAACGTCTTCATCTTTGTCAAGTCCTAAAGCAACTAGTATTTTTTCTTTTAAATCCATAATTTCTTTATTTGTAGTTAGTTCGTTATTATATAATAGAATAGTTATTTATTTATTTGATTTTTATACTTTA